TTTGAGGTAGAGAACACAGAACTCCTCAAAGATGTCTCCTCGGATCTTCTTGTTGTCTCGCGTGCGCATCTCTGTAAAGGTGTGCGCGGGCTGATCGTAGAATTTTTGGCATTCCACTAAGAATTGGTCAAAGAGATTGTCTCCTGAGCCACGAAGTAGAAGTGCGTGAAGATCCATGTTTCCGAGAGTTCTAAAGTTATGTGAAAAATAAATCCGTTTTAAGAAGGAACCTCAGGGCGAGAGACAGAGGTAGGTAAGGTTGCCTGTTGGGCCAATGTCAAGGAGCAAGAACATCCACCCTTGAACTGAGGTGGCTCTCCACACACCTTACAACACGCAGCACTTGACCATCCACGTCCATATGCGTTCTTTGCTGCCTGAACTGCTGCGAGAGAACTGTCCGCTGCCAAGCGATCGTTGATCTCAGGAACAACCGTACTAGAATAGCATACGGCCTGAATTTGAGATGCCTTTGGAGTCAGAGCGGATTCTGCTACAGCTTGACCAGCCGTATACGAGTTAAAAATAGATGTATCCTGAACCGTATGTGCCTTCTTGTAAGGCGAGTTGATACGAGTCGTAGGACCATCCAGCACCATATTGTGGGAAACTGCAGGGCGTTTGTTCTCCTGAACACCAGAAGCAGCCAACCGTTTCACGACCTCCGTCTGATGTCCTGCGTCGCGATGAGGACGTGTGTCTATGTATTGAGGAAGGCGTTGTTTCAACCGTCCCAGGTATTCACTATAACTGCTCATTGTTCAAGCACAAGGAAACTTTACGGGCCTCCTGGATGTGTCAGGAAATGACGACGACAACATTCACGTGTCAATCCGAGTTCATTCATCGCACGACCTTCCGCAGTGTATTTTGTTGTTGGAGTGAGATAGACAAGTCCATCTGTTTCTTCACGTCCATCGTCTTTGCGGTTCTTCTTTACAAGGTCTACGTATTTTCTCCACTTTCCTGCGATAGGGAGATTGCAGGTATAGCAGCGAACGGGAATTGGGAAATCCATTGTACTTCTCTCTTGTTACAACCCGTGTTTCCGTTTTTCTTCTCTGTCCGAAGAAACAATGAGAGTTACGTATCGTGGTCTAGCGTTTGTTGGATTCCTGATTATAATCGCATTGGGTCTTGGATTGTTGGTAATGAATTCTGATGTAAAAATGAAGGTGATTGAGAAAGACATACAGAAAGACCATTCGCGGTTTACCCCTGCGGAGTCGATAGATATAGCGCAGGCAATGAAGCTGGTGACCCACGATCCCCCTCAGATGCTCGCGCCGCCGCAATCAATGCCCCCGCTGTTACTTTACCCCCCTTCAGAAGAGGACTTGGCACGCCTTTCCGGACCTTAAGCGCATACTCTTCTGGTGCTGGTCCTTTCATTGTCCATGGCCATTCAGGTTGGACAGCGTCTGGGCGTTTGTCCTGAACCTTGTCGTATAAGTTCTTGAGGAGGAGACGTTCCTCTGCACTCAAGCGTTCAATCATATCGTTCGTGAAATTCATCTTGTTCTCCACTATCTAGTTTCTTGGAGAATTCAAATCCGTTTTTTAATACTTTTCTATTTCCTTATAATACTTCTCTGAACTTACCTTGTTCTTGATGGTAATCTTATCATGGAAATCCCAGTCAATTCCCCATCGTGTTCGTTCGTCTAATTTGGCCTCTTTCGGCACATATTCGGTTGAATCTACCATTTCCTGAACGATCCGCTTAATAGCAGGCGTTTTGGTCTTGATCGTCACATACACACGCAATCCTGTACAAACACATCGAACATAATTAGTCCGTACGTCAATGCTGTATTTCTTCGGACCGCTATCTCCAAAATACCCAGTGTCCAACTCCTTGTCTGGTTCTTCGTCCACAACACTCAATCCTCCAAAGAGGTTGTCCTCTCGCTCCAACAACTCACCGACTACTGTCATCGCACGGCGGAACTCAATTTCTTCCTGTGGGTCTAACTTTCCAGACGACTCGTCACGCTTCTTGCGGAGGACTTGAATCTTGTTGAAGATGGATTCCATATGAGGCACCATCGCCTCACGTTTCTTTTGCAGAAGAGCGTATTCTTGTTCAAGGGCTGAAATCTTGGCGTCCATGATAGAATCCGTTTCTTGCTGAGGTACAAATCCGTTTTCCATGTCTCCACTGAAAAAATGGTTGTTGATCTTTCTCGTGGGAGCTGCGTTTGTCGCAACAGGCCTTGGAGGTCTCCAGGACATGTTTGGAGTTCAGTTGATTGTCACAAAACAACATGGGTGGAACGATGGGATCTTCCTGATGCTGACGGCTATTTTGGTTGCGTTGGTTCTCAAGTAATTACCAATTCATCTCGAGTTCGGAGACGCTCCAAAACTCGGAAGCACCGTCGGGCAACTGGCGGCGGACGATAAACGGTAATTTCTGCTGTTCAATTTCACGTTTCGCAACATTCCATACAAACATTGGATCGGAGGTTTTCAGACCTTCCAAGGACACCAATGGTTTTGCGCCTTCCGCAATCTGCTGAGCGCGCATAGCCAGAAGAGCAGTGTATTCGTACTTTGTGTAGTATCCAAAGGTCTTGCGGGGTTCCTTTCTCCTCTCCACCACCTCTTCGCGAAAGACAGGATTTACTTCAGAATGCTCAGATGCCATTGTATACAAAAGAGGAAGTATAACTGGAAAAGTTTCCGTTTTAACATGTAAATGCCAACTCTGTCGGCTTCTGATTACACTCAGTACTTGAAATTTAAGGCGGCTGCTCAAAGCGGAATTCGCCCTGGGATTCAGACACGTGACAACGTAACAACGTCTCAATCTCTTCTGAATGCGAATATCCTCGCGAGTCAAGCTGCATACGTGTTGAGTCCTAATTCCTCAGCAATTCAGAACAACGCTCGTGTTCAAGCACCTCAGGTTGTTCAGACACGGTCCAATCCCGATGCGAAGTCAACCATGTCCTACGCAGGAACATCGGGTGCTTTGTCCTCCTCTCGCACACAACAATCAGGTGGTCTTCCAACTGGATTTAAAAATTCACAGGGGACATACCATCGTGTTCCTCAAAATGCTGGTTGGATTCAGGGTGGTGCAGCAAATGCATCCTCGGGTCCGAAGAGGTTCTAAGCACTTCCTCTTGCCATCTGCTTCCATGTCTTATCACATTCTACACATTGATACATCCAGATTACATTTGTGCTATCTAACTTAATTCCCTTGACATTGGACTGCTTTCCACGTGTAGGACAACCATCATTTGGGCAGACCATATTCGTAAAGGTAGGAAGGGTTGGGTCAAACTTAATATACGGATTCACAGAATATTGAACCGACGTGTCCTGTCGTAGATCGTGCTCGTAGACGATAGGATTCTTCTTTGTGATCTCTTCCTCGTAAGGACACACTAAGCACTTGAGATATGCCTTCTTGTCCCTCTCCTCTACGCTGTAGAGCATGTTGTTGCAATCAGTACAGAACTTCATTGTGTTGTCTTTATTGTAGAATGCGTTTGATTCGTTTTTCATGCGTTCAAAACGGATTGTTGGCTGGCAAGTTTTCTGAGGTAGTATCATGCCGCTCAAGCCAAGTTCTCTCGCTAGATTTCTGAATGGGACTGGAAACGATAAGGATTCTGATAAGAAACGCGATGGACACAAATCGGAAGGAGAAAGGTCAACTCATACGGGTATGGATGGAGGTGCTTGGGAAATTAACGAGGATGATCTTACCGAATTCTATCAGCTCTATTGCGAATATATTCAAAATCATGGACCTCCGTCTATTACGGAAAAGAGCGCTCGTATTGGATCCTTACGCGTTGATTTAGATTTCAAATTAAAAGGAACTCACGACGTGCATGCACATACTCAGAAGAATGTAGAGGACTTTATTCGTGCATATTCCAAAGAAGTTGGTAAATATATTCAGGTTCCACCAAATGTAGAATTTATCGTATCGGAAAAACCAGAACCGACAATCGTTGAAATTAAGGGAGCAGTACTTTCTCGTTCAGGTATTCATGTTGTAGTTCCAAGTATCAAGACCAATCAGTATATCGAACAACAGATCCGTCGTAGATTGCTCACTCGCATGGATGAGTTCTTTCCAGGACTCAAGGAATATTTGGAGAACGATTGGAAGGATGTATATGATGAGAGTGTTCTGACTCGTAATAAAACTTGGACTCTTCTTGGATCGAAGAAACCAGAAAATGGAAAACATGGAACAAACACAACTGCTTACAAGATCAAATACATTATTGACTGGAATACATCAGAAGATACCTTTAACTACAACACTGAAATTCCCATTATTCCTACACCTCAATGGGTTATGCGTATGTCCCTACGTGGTCCAGCAACTGAAATTGGACTTACAAACGAGGGTCGCGAAGTCATGGAAAAATGTGCTTTCAGTGAAAATGATCATGTAAGAATTTCAGGCGGTCGTGCAGTTTCTACTGGACGCGGACGCACAGCTGCAAGACCAAGCCAACCTGGTGATCCACGTAGTTCTTCGCCCGGGAGAATGGTATACGAGCGTGACCTTACTCCCCAAGAAACTGACTACATTTGGATGCTTCTTGATAACCTGAAATCTGATCGGTATACAGATCGCACACATTGGATTGATATTGGACATTGTCTCAAGAACATTCACTCTAATCAAGGATTTGATCTGTGGTGTCGGTTCAGTCAAAAAGTGATGGAAATTGATCCAAAACAATGTGCGGATGCGCGTGAGCTTGAATATCGTTGGAAAGGATTTGGTATTCGTTCGGGGCCAAACCGCTACGATCTTCGCAGTCTTCGAAAGTGGTCAAAGATGGACAATCCAGAAAAACATGCTGAAATTGAAAAGCAGAACTTAGAATCCCTTCTCGAAGAATGCAAGATTTCTGGAACAGAACACGATGTTGCGATGCTTGTACGAGCGATGTATGGAGATGAATATAAATGCGCAAAGTACGGTACAAACACGTGGTATCACTACGAGAGTCCGGTTTGGCGTGAAACGGATAAGGGTATTTCACTCCAATGTCATCTTTCGAAGGAAGTCGCAAAGTTGTTTGACAACAAGCAAACTGACAAGCTTCGTGAACGAGATATGTATGACTGTGTTTGTGGACCAACAAAGAAGGGAGAACAAAATATGAACGATGAATGCGAGTATTGTAAGCTCAATAGCGAGGCAAACAAATACGCAGGTGTTCGTACTAAACTGAAAACTTCTCGGTTCAAGGAGAACGTTATGAAGGAATGCAGGGAATTGTTCCTTGATGAAAAACTCGCAAACAAGCTTGATGAGAACAAACAATTGATTGCATTTGCAAACGGGGTCTTTAACACTATGACAATGGAATTCACACCAGCGGATGAATGTAATCCAGACGATTATCTGAGTTTCTCGACGAATATCGTATATGATCCAGAGAAGCAGTATAGTACATACGAATGTTGGGCTGAGATCGATAAGTTCTTACGCAGCATCCTTCCAAATAAGAATGTTCGTGAATACTTTCTGAAACATCTCTCGACATGCCTGTCTGGAGGAAATGATGCGCAGAAGTTTCATATTCTCACCGGATCAGGTTCGAATGGTAAGTCGATGCTTATGAATCTTTGTGCGGCCGCTTTCGGGGACTATGCTTGTAAGGCCCCTATTTCGCTGCTTACTCAACAACGTAATAAGTCAGCTGCCGCAGCTCCAGAGCTTGTTCGTATGAAGGGTCGTCGATTTGTGACAATGCAGGAACCAGATGAGCAAGTTCCTTTGAATACAGGACTTATGAAGGAACTGGCCTCGTGTGAAAAGATTACTGCCCGAGACCTTTATGCTGGATCCAAACAGATGATCGACTTCGATATTCAAGCACGATTCCACCTTGCTTGTAATGAAAAGCCAAAGGTCAATACGACAGATGGAGGCACTTGGCGTAGGTTAGTTGTTATTGACTTCCCAAGCAAGTTTGTTCACGACCCAAAGGCACCAAACGAACTTCCTATCGACGATACCATTGTACAGAAGGTTGTCTCGGAAGAGTGGGCAACTTGCTTCTTGACGTATCTTATCCATCTCTACAAGGAAGGTAAGGGATTTAGAAAGCTTTCTCCTCCTCAGGAAGTCATGGCGTACACCAACGAGTACAAGGAGGATTCCGATGCGATTGCGAAGTTTATGTCAGAGTTCTTCCATCCATTGGAACCGCCTGCTGGCGATGGTCCAGTGGAGGGTGTTACATGGACTCAGATTCAAGCCGAATTCTCTCGCTGGAAACGTGAGAACGAGGTGCGTGCTGGCGTAACAGAATTACGCAAGCGAATTGAATCTCAGTATGGTGTGCTTCCTAAGCATGCGCACACAGGTTGGACAAGCTTCCGGTTTGGAAGTGATTAATGTCCATAAATTTGACGTGAGCGACTACGCATACGACGCCCACCCTTGGAACGACGGGTCTTCCGCTTCTTGCCACCCATGACAGGAGCACTGGGTGTAGAAGGAGCTGGCGTTGGTGCGGTTGAAGTAGCCATTGGGAGAGGAGGAGGGACAGGTTCGTCCTTTTTCCAAAATTGCCACCAGGACTTCCTAGATGTGGAAGGAGGTTCAATGGTAGGAAGTGGTTCAGGTTTTCCCCAATTCATTGGGTTAATAGACCAGTATCCGCCGCGACGGGTTTTACGGGTATGTTTAACCATTTGTGTTTAGGGAGCTACTTTTTTAAGCGCGGTTGGCTCCGATCTTGGAGAGGAAATAGGTGCGGAGAACACTGAGTGCCACAACCGCAACGAAGAAGGAGATCATGAGATCCACAAGAGATGCGATCACAGAACCAACCTTCAAGTTGACACCTGCGATGGACACCTGGAATTCAGTCACACCCTTGCCAGCGGAAGCAGCGGGTGCGAGGAGAGGTGCGATGATACCCTCGGAGAGAGAGGTAAAGAACTTGGACACAACCGTGCCGAGATAGATGGAGGTGGTGATGATGATAATATCCTTGGTGTCGAGCATTTTATATGTAAAACTAGAGAAAAAACGGATTTAGTTGGAACAGAACGTTGGAGTTCCGAAATGGACAATCATCGCAAAGTTATTGAAAAAATCTGGGGCTACGAATATTGCCCTTCAGACGCACTTGCTACCCTTCAATTCTACTACACCCTCAATCCAGACGATGAGGACGACTCGAGCGAAAACTTCGCAGAACGGACGTATTGGGAGATCATTTGTGGAGGCGATTTTATCCGCGATGACGACGGATATGTTATTGTGGACGAATCCATTGAATGGAAAAAAGAACAAATTGATGATATCTTCTATTACAAACATTCCTCCAGTTTCACGCGTACAATGAATCGTATGAAGAAACTGAAAGAGGAACTGATGGCAGCAACGTGGCACCCACGCCGAATGGAGAGGATTCTAGAATTAGGTGGGTATACAGCGTTAGATAACTTTGCTGGAGTGTAAAACAAATGCCAATTCTTCGTGGAGCTGCTTCGGATGTAACTCGTATTCGGGGACTTCAATCGTCTGTTGTTGCGGATCCTGTCCGGAAGAGTGCATCGTATATTCCTGCTCAACCGCAGCTGTTGTTTGACATCCGTTCGTCCTTAGCTGGACGCGGAGTTTTTCCATCGCAATCCGTTCTTCAAGCTCCTATCGCAAAGGTATTTGACAACTCTCGTCACAAAGGACTTGTGGTCGGACCGCCTGTCATTCCTGTCATTACTGTGAATCTGGGTTCGACTGATTTTGAAATTGATAGCGCTGCTAGTGTAACGTATTCATTTGGAAGTACTCCCCCTCCTGCATCTATATTCCAAGCAGTTGTGATAGGCGGAACCAATGTAGAAAATATACGCGGTGTTACGTTGTCAGATACATTATCCCGCGGATTGCTTGGAAGTGTCACGATATCTGTCACTCCTACACTTGGTACGTTTACAAGCGATCCAAACAACCCTATTGTAAACACACTCACAAGTGGATTGTTTGGATATACCTCAGTTGTAACGTTCACAGGTGTTCCTTCCATTTCAAACCTTTCGATCATTTTCGCAGAGAGCTAAGTTAATTCTTGGGACTAAAGAACAATGGGAGTCGACACCAGATACTGGGGTCCAAGTGCGTGGCAGCTCTTTCATCTGATTGCCTTCAAGTCGGAGCACCCAGATGATGTTTTGAATACCATGAAAGATGTATTGCCTTGTCCGTTCTGTCGCGAATCCACGACCAAGTTTGTAAAGGAACATCCTCTTCGCGGGAATCCGGGCAAGTGGTTGTACGAGATTCACAACATGGTAAATGATAAGTTGCGTCGTCAAGCGAAAGAGGATCCTACCGTTGTAGATCCAGGACCTGATCCAACCTTTGAGGAGGTGAAGAAGCGGTATGATGACATGAAACCAACTGCGGTTCCTGGGCGTGATTTTCTCTTCACAATTGCCCAGAACTATCCTGAGAAGCCAGAAGAGATTGACATGGCAACGCATCGTACCTTTTTACATGCACTCGCAGATGCGTATCCATTTGAGAAACTGCGAAAGGTGTTCCGAGCATATATTGACGAGAAAGAACCTGACCTAACCTCTCGCAAGGCATACACGCATTGGACGTATGAACTTCTGAAGCAACTCTCAGACGAAGTAGGTACAGACATGCCAACCTACAAAGGATATTCCCACCGGGCAGCGTATTACAAGAGCGGTTGCTCTAAAAAGACGTACCATGGAAAGACCTGCCGTAAATTGGCAGGCGGAGGAAGAACTAAAAATAGAAATCACAAAAAGACCTATCGGGTTTCACATGCGCCGCTTCTTCGTTAAGCGCTTACGGCGTGTACGACGACGTCCGCCTTCTCCACCAGGTGGGCTTTGAGGTTGGGGTGCATTAGGACGTACTCTTCCTCTCCGAACAGGGCGAGGTTCCATAAAGGCAGCTCTATCTCTATCTCTTGGTCGTAGATTTGGCTGTCGCGGTTGATCTCCCGGAGGTGAGGGCATTTGTCTCTAACATAGAAACCTTCTGCCTAACGTATCTCGTTGAGTAGAAGGACTTCTTATCCTTTGCCGATTTCTTTGACTCCTTCCTCGTCTTCGGCTGACTATCCATTGTTATGTAGAATACGGTTGCGTTTTAATGCTTACGAGTGCCACGCTTGGTGCTACGACGGCGGCGACCACCGACGGCTGCTGGGGAAAGAGCAGCAGCACCACCCTTGCGGGTCTTCTTGAAGGTCTTAGAGGCCATCTTCAACACTTGAGCCAAGGACTTACCCTTGTGTGCACGCTTTGTCTTCATCACGTGTGCCATCCATGCGCTGCGCTTGCCGCCTACTCCTGTTGCTCCTGTATCTTCCATTTTGTTTTTACGCAGGAGAACTTTTAACAACGAATCCAGGGGGGTCGCGAACGAAGAAATTCCACTGACAGCCGAATGAGAGGGGTGTATTCGGATTCGCAGTCAATGTTTTGAGCATAGGGTCTTCTGCGACCATGACAATGTTGTTCTCGGCATATCTCTTGAGATCCTCTGGGTCACGAGGGTGAAGTGCTTGTTGATAGGTGATACGACGAAGACCGGAATCACTCCAAGAAAGATTCAACAATGGTTCCAAGGCAGTCCCGTGAATGGGACCACCGGACACCAAGATAAGCTTGTTCGCAAGCGAGTCAATAGGTGCGGTCTGAATGGATTTCTGATCTGTCAAATGACGGCGTGTAATGGTTGTAAGGTGTTCAGCTACTTTGTTCATTGTCACGCTCTTATCAGTGTGTGGAACGATAGACAAGATCATTGGGTCTTTAGAAGGGAAGGCATCGTTGGCGATGTCTATACAGACCTGTTCAAAGGATACATTGTTGTCCGTGAAATCACGCCCAGTGCTCTGAGGAACCATAGACACAACGGGTTGATCACGTTCATCGGAATACACGTGGACTTCCAGAAGACGAATTCCACGGCGAAGTGCCCCTTGAATATCTTCATAGACAGATCCCGCCGCAGTGTAATCACAGAGACGCTTTCTGGAAAGAATGGTTGCCTTCTCTGCGAACGTATCGTAGAGAAGATAGGCCAAAAAGGCAAACAAGAGTGCAGGAAGCAGCCCCTTCATTACTTAGTCGTCTGATTCTATTTTAGGCATGCGGAACAGAAGGTTTCGGAATCCGTTGATGACATCGTCTGGAATCCGTTTGCCCATTGGAATCTCTGTCAGGCAAGCGTAATGGAAATACAAACAATACATTCCGCATTCCGAATCCTTGTATTGATGACGCGTCTTGTTGTAGGTTAGCTTCATTCCCTTGGAGTGAATTCCCGTTGCGTCCCATTGTTTCTTCCAACGACGCATCAATGTTTTAATCTCCTTCTCTGGAGTCATCGCATACGAATCAAAATAGGTAAAGCGAGGATATTCAAGTTCTGGGCGAATATCACAGAACACTGCGACCCAATGCTGTCCAGGCCCATCGTGTGGATCTGTATTGATGACAATTCCAATCCGATGCTTTCCTTTCTTGTAGAGTTCTTCCAACTTCATGGAGCACAAGGTAGAAACCAAACATTTCCGTGTTTCGTCTTGAAGATCAAAATCAATGGGAACAGATCCTACATAAAAATAGTCAGAGAACACTTGTTTGAAATTCTTTTCAATCACATCAATGTCATCGGAAGACAACCATTCATACCGATTGACATTCCATTCTTCAGGAGCTTTAGGACGCTTCAGGAGAGAGGCGACGATACATTCTGCGCGGCCTGTTTTACATTTCGCACGAAGACGAGATTGAAGCTCATTCCAAACCTGTTCTGTCTCTCCTGCTTCTATCTTGGGTTCCTTCGGGTGTTCCTTGTTGTACACATTCCGAAGGTTCTCTACTTCGTCTTTGTCCAGCCAAGACATTCCTTGTTAGTAGCAAATGGAAGAAGTTGTGTCGTCTATCGTTGCGAGTGTAGAACAACTTCGGCAAGAAGAAAAGACAACCTATACATATTCCGTCATGGACTCGGACATTGACAATGTAGAATTAGCTGTTCTTGTTCAGAATGCGATTGCCGGGTCTGTGGCAAATTACATGACAATTCACCATAGGACTGGGCGCGTAGAAAAACGAGTCATCGTAAGTTGGGAAAACGAATCTACACCGATCCAACAGGAGGAAACATACAATGGAGACCTTAGCAACCCCTCTGAAGCGTTACGTGGAGATTACCAAGAAACTGAATGAAGTCAACGCAAATGCGCGTGTTCTTCGCGATGAGCGTGGTTCTGTGGAGCTGGACCTTGCTGCGGCCTACAGCGAAGAGGAACTCCCAGAGAAGATTGAACTGAATCAGTCCAAGATGGTGTTTGTGGTGAAGAAGCCTCTGGAATGGAAGAAGGGTTGGACCCTCTCCAAGAAACAACTTCAAGAGTATCTGCTAGACATTCTTCCCGAGCACGGAGAAGATGTCTTCCGCGAGATTGTGATTCGGCATGAACCGAAGTTGGTGGCG